GCCCGCGTGGCGTCACCACAGCCCTGGCGCGCATCGGTTGCGGCGCCTCCTCGGGGCTGCGTCGCATGCGTAGCTTCTTGCGCTTGCCGCCCAGGTAGGCGGCGAACATCTGCAGCGTGCCGACCGCCTCGTCCTCCGGCACCTTGACCCAGTAGCCGCGATGCGGGGCGCGGCGGAATTTGCGATCGAGCCGGTCCTTCAGGCCGGCACGCTCCGCCGGCGGCACCACCCAGGCCGCGACCAGATCGATCGGGACGGGCGAGCCGCGCTGCATGGTGGCCACGTCAGCGACCGGGTCCTCGGACAGGCCGAAGAACGCATAATCGCCGCTGACGGCCACGTAGTGGATGTAATCTGCCATGCCGCCACATTTATGTATGTTGACCTGGGCAGTCAAGATTATTTACGGACGAGCGATGCCTTGGCGGCAGCCTTGGTGGGGAATACGCCGGACAGCGGCGTGTGGTGCGGACCGCGCACCACGAGCCAGCCGCCGAGCAGTTTGTTGAATACGATCTTGACCATGGTCAGGCCCCCACAGCGGCGTAGTAGCCGGGCGCGGTCACGGCGTAGCTGATGCCATCGAAGGTGAACGTGGCCACGCCGCCGGTGAAGAAGCCGATCGCGAACGCGATCTTGTCGATCTCCCTCGGCGTGGTCTTGCCGGGCAGCTTCGCGTTGATCGGCAGCTTCCAGTTATCCTTGGGCGCCACCAGCGCGAACGCTGCCTCAAGCTCGGCCTGGGTGTAGCCGCCGAGCAGGCTGTCGGGGTCGAAGGTCACGGGGAACTCCTTTCGGGGTTGGGAGGGGGTTACCCGTATTAAATAATGGTCTTGACCCATGATGTCAAGATAATTCTTTGGGGGCGCCATGGCGCAGCAGCCGCCGCAGGACCAGAAGAAAGTGCTGCCGCCGATCGTCCCCAGCGCCGGGGTCGCGGCGGTCTACCGCAGCAAGCTGACCAAGTCGGTCGACCGGATGAACAACTCGCTCGACTACTGGCTCGGCGTGCGGTGGGAGGAAGACCCGGTGGCCGCCGGGCGGGTGCTGGCGACGATGAAGGAGCTTGGCCACCGCTGGCAGTCGCACTTCGATGAACTGGCGCCCGACGTCGCCGGCCAGTGGGGCGGCAGGGCTGAGAAGCACACCACCAACCGCATCAAGCAACTACTCGATGACGCCGGCTGGACCGTCGAGTTCAAGGTCTCGCCCCAGGTGCAGGCGATCATGGACAGCGCGGTGCAGGAGAATGTCGGGCTGATCCGCTCGATCGCCGCCGAACACCTCCAGCGCGTCGAGGGCATCGTGATGCGCAACGTGCAGAAAGGCTCGGATCTGCGCACCATGACGCGCGAGCTGCACGAGCAGTTCGACGTGCCGCTCAAGCGCGCCGCCTTCATCGCCCGGGATCAGAATAGCAAGATGGGTAGCGCTATCACCCGGGCGCGCCAAATGCAGGCTGGGATCAAGAGGGCGCGGTGGATGCATTCGAACGTGACCGCGCCTGGACACTTCAGGCCCGAGCACTTGAGCTTCAGTCGCGGCGAGCACAGCCCTGGTGCAAAGGGTCCGATTTACATCGTGGCGGACGGTGCATATTTAGAGGGCCGATGGACGCACCCAGGTTTCGAAATTAACTGCAGATGCACAAGCAGGATCATATTGGAGGGTTTCGAATAATTCACTCATACCTAGCGAACTCGCCGTGCAAGCGCACTGCCTCCGTCTGATATACTTCTGACGCAGCCTCTGCGGTGTCGAAGTATCCAAGAAAGCGAACTGATCTATTGTATCTGATCTTCACCCCAAACTTATTCCCGTGCTTGTAAACACCCTTGTATCCAGATGTGTTGTTGCGACGTAACTTTCTGTTGGCCTCATTCTGAGAATGCGTTGCGGGACGGATTATGTCGGGGACAAGACCATGATTGAGCAGACGCCAGATAATCCGATGTGCCTTATAGCTCACACCATCAATCGTAACCAAGCAGCCAAAATCCCCCTGTGATCCCGCGACCTTGCCTGCATAGCGACCGTTCCATCTCTTCGCCTCCCCGGCGCTGACGAAATCCGACGCCGGGCGCTCGCGCCAGATCAGATCACCCGTCGCCGGGTCATAGGCGAACAGCCGCAGCAGTCGGCGACGCGTTGGCATGATACGTCTGGGGACAGCCATGCGATCTCTCCACAGATCGGGTGGTCAGAGGCGCGGCGCCCCGGCAAGGACGCCGCGTCTCGACTGTAGCACGTCACCTTCGGGAGGCTACAATGACTTTGATTTTGATCATCCTCGTCATCTTCCTGCTGTTCGGTGGCGGCTACGGTTACCGCACCGGCTATTTCGGCCCGGGCTACGGCAGCCCGCTGATGCTGGTGCTGGTGATCATCGTCGTTCTGCTACTCCTGGGCGCGTTTGGCGGACCGCGCATGGGATGGTGGTGATCCGCCGCAACCTGAGGAGACAGCCGTGATGTCCGACCAACCAGAGCAGCCGAAACCCGAGCAGCCGGCACCGACGCCGGCGCCGACGCCGCAGCCCGAAGAGCCGAAGCGGGAGGCAGCCCAGGGCCGCGTCCACGTCATCGGCCCGGGCGAGGTGGTGATCGACGGGAGGGCTGGCGAGTAACTACGTCCCGGGCATCCCGGCGATGGGCGATCACCGGGGAGTGGCCGGGTTACTTGACCGCGTCTTGCGGTTCATCGATCGCCCGTGGAAAGCGTTCGCCCTTGCCGGACTGCTTGTGCTGGCCGGCATCGGCGCGCTGATCTACGACAAACGCGACGAACTATTCGAAGCGTGGCTCACGCCCACATCGCCGGAACTGCGCGTGAGCGATGTGCCGGAGGCGCTGGAGAAACTGGCAATAGAGACCAATGCGGACCTTGTGCAGATCTGGCAGGTCGATTTGTCTTCCAACTCACAATGGTTTCTCGGCGCCCGCCGCCACAACGGCGAGCGGCCCGTCATTCCATCGCCCAGGCGCCTGCCGATCATCGACCACACCTCGGACGTGAGAAAGCTGGTGGAGGTGCTCGACGGACGTCCGGTATGCGTCGACCTGACGCCGGAGGGAACCCCCGTCGCGCGCCGATTGGCGGAACGTGGCATGCGGCGCGGGTGCGGCATACCGATCCCGCCGAACCCCGAATCGTTCCTGGGCGTGATATATCTGGCGTGGGAACAGCCGACCGATGTGTCCAATGAGAACGTCGCGGTTGGCACCGCGCGCGAGGTCGCGCGCAAATTGGCAACCCATTGAGGAGGCGCGTGATGGCGAGCGATGCGAAGGTCGGCTTTGAGGACTTTGACGACGGATTACCGTGGGGGCATATTACCGATGATGGGGTGTGGCATCTCTTACCCAAGACCCCCATGCTGCTGGCCGGTCTCGGGCCACCACCATTTTCCGTCGAGCTGCCCACCGGAAAGATCCGTCACGTCGTGCATAAGCCGGAGTGAAGCCCTGGTGCCTGCTGGCTCGGCTGGGAGGCATCGGCGATAACCTGATCGCGTCTTCCGTGCTGCCGCTGCTGGCCGAGACCCACCACGTCGAGGTGATGGCGCAGCGGCCACAGCATGTGATTTTTGAGGGCAACCCTTACATTTCCAAGCTGACCGTGCGCGCGCCGGGCGATCTGCCGGCGGACGGCAATCACTGGCAGGCGTGGTTCGCCCACCGGGGCCGCGAATACGACAAGTGGTTTAATTTATCGCATTCTTGCGAAGGTATGCTGGCGCTGCTGCCGGGACAGACGCAGTTCAATTGGCCGGCGGCATGGCGGCGCAAGTATTGCGGCGTGAACTATCTGGAGTTCGTCCACGACATCGTCGGCGTGCGCCACGAGTTCAACCCGCGCTTCTACCCGACCGACGAGGAACAGGATCGCGCGGCGAAGACCCTGGCGCATGTGCGGGGCGCCGGCGGCTATCGCCACGTCGTTGGCATCGTCCTGGCCGGCTCGCGCCTCGACAAGATGTGGCCGTATCTGCCGCTGCTGGTCGCCAAACTGGTGCGCGAGCTGCGCGTCGCGGTGGTGATGTTCGGCGGCGACAGCGAGGCCAAGATCGCCAAGCGGGTGCAGGACTTCTGCCTTGAGTTCAACGGCGGCCCCGACGGCATGCACGCGGCGCTGTCGACCGATCCGGAGCATCCGTCCTGGCCGATCCGCCGATCGCTCGCGACCTTGCAGCACTGCGATCTGGTGATCACCCCCGACACCGGGCTGGCCTGGGGCGTGGCGATGGAAGCGCTGCCGAAGATCATGCTGCTGAGCCACGCCTCGCCGGAGAACATCACCAAGCACTGGCGCAACACGACGACCTTGCGCGCTGATCCGAAGCACGTCGATTGCTGGCCGTGTCATCAGCTTCATGACACGATCGAAACATGCAGGAAAGCCGAGAACGCGGAAGCCGCCGCGTGCATCGCCGATATCGGCCATGAGGACGTGTTAATCGCGGCCAAGGCCGCTTTGGAGGAGCAAAGAGATGGCCGGAATCGGAGCGTATCTACAGAAGAGCATGCTGGACTTCTCCCTCAATGCCCAGCCGGCGACGCGCCCGGTGGCGTGGAGCATCGGCCTGTCGCTGGGCATCCCGTCGTCGGTGTCGGGATCTGAGATCGCCACCGGCTCCGGCATGACGCGTCAGACGCTGCAGATGGCCGCCGCCGCTTCGCCCGCCGGCAGCGCCAGCAACACCAACGCCATGACCTTCGGGCCGATCCTTTCCTCGGCGACGATCAGTGGGCTACAGGTCTGGGACACCGCCGCGCCGGCGGGTGGCAATATGCTTTGGTATGGCACGCTGACCACGGCGCGCGCGCTGAACGCCGGCGACAGCCTCGTATTTTCGCCCGGCGCGCTGATCATCACCTTGGCCTAGCCACCACCCGGTCGCTGAGACATGGCGACCGTCGACGCCCAAGCCCTGATCTCAGGACGCGGGGGCAAGACCAACTGGATACGCAATCCCCGGGGTGACGGCGCGGTGGTCGGCGGCAGTATGCCGACCTTCTGGTCCAGTCCGCTGCTGCCGGGCCTCTCGCAACAGGTGGTCGGCGTCGGCACCGACGCGGCGAGCGGCATAGCCTACGTCGACATCCAGTATTTCGGCACGATCTTCAGTGACGGAAACCTGTTTATCTACGTCGAGCCGAGCAGCTATAATATCGTAGCCCATGGCGATACTTTTACCGCCACAGCCTATATAGGCATGCCCGATGGTGATCTAACTAATATCGGGCAAATCGCCTATAACGTCACCATTACCACCGGGAACATCACACTCAACGTCGCGCCGCCCGGCCATCCGCTGGTGCTCTACAGCGGCTCGGGCACCGTCGGCGCCGGTGGCACCAGCATTGGGCTTTGTTACTTCTCGGTGTTTGTCCGGGCCGGTGACGTCAACATCACCTTGCGGCTGGGTGGCTTTCAGTTGGAGCGCGGCCTGTTCCGCACGCCGCTGATCCTGCCCCCGCTGGGATCGCCGCAGATCACCACGCGTCCTTTGCTGGCGGGTGGCAGCGCGCTGGTGCCGGTGGCGGCGCAGATAAACGGCACCGGCGGCGTGCGCGCCGCAACGCGCGGCCAAGTGCTGGCGCAGGCCGAGATCGATGGCGCGACCTCGCTGCGCGCCACCGCTGCCGTGCCAGGGCAGGCCTATGGCGGGACGCTGATCGCCGGCGAAGGCAAGATCACCCCGCTGCTCAACGTGCGTCTGCCGGCCTCGGCGCTGATCCCGGGCACCGGTTCGGCCACGGCGAACGCCTCGGGGCGGGTGCCGGTTTCCAACACGCGGCTCGGCGGCCTCGGCAGCGTCTACGCGGCGGCGGTGGCGCTGCGACCGGCCAGCGCCAAGTTCGCCGGCCTCGGTGGCCGCGTGGCGGACACGCGGGTGCTGCGCGCGGCGCGGGCCGCGATCGCCGGCACGGGTGGGCTGCGCGCCTCGGCGGGTGCCTCGCTCAAGAGCGCGGCGGCCCGCATCGCCGGCACCGGTGGGGTGCGTGCGCGTACCTATCAGCCGGTCGCGGTGCTCGGTGGCCGGGGTGGCTTCGCCGTCTCGGCCTGGGTGCTGGCGCGGACCCAGGCGCGCATCGTCGGGGTCGGCGCACTGCGCGCCACGATCACGCCGCTGGCCTGGGCGCGGGCACAGATCGATGCCGGCGGCTATGTCGAAGCCGACATCGACTCGTTCCACCACACCGGCGGCGCCGTCGCCGGGGTCGGTCGGCTGACCGCCCATCCGACGATCGCGCGCGGCGCGGCGGCGATCATCCACGGCGCCGGCGGGCTGCGTGCCGCCGCCACGCAGGTCCACCAGACCTATCACCTCACCGCCACCATCCATGGCACCGGCGCGGTGCGGGCGGACGGCATCTTCCGGGGCGCCTACCACGCGACGGCGGTGATCGCTGGGGCCGGCGGGCTGCGCGCCTCCAACGCGCCGAACAAGGTGACCCAGCCGGCGGCAGCGCGGATCGCCGGGGCCGGCACGGCACGCGCCACCACCACGCGGGAGCTGGCAGCGGCGGCCCATATCGCCGGGACCGGCGCGGTGCGGCCAACCGCCATCGTCAAGTTTGCCCAGCACGCTGCCGCGCTGCTCGGCGGCACGGGCGCGGTCCGCGCGATCGCCCTGGTGCGGGGCGTGCCGAAACAGGTGACGGCGGCGCTGCACGGCACCGGTGCGGTCCGCGCGATCGGCAGGGCGGTGCTGCACACGGCGGCGGCCATCCACGGCACCGGCGGGGTGCGCGCCTCCGGCCAACCACGCATACACTGGGCGGGATCTGCCGCCATCCACGGCACCGGCGGGTTGCGTGCCTCCGGCCAGAAACGCACGACCTGGGCAGCGTCTGCCGCCATCCACGGCACCGGTGCGGTGCGTGCCTCCGGCCAACCGCGCATACACTGGGCGGGATCTGCCGCCATTCACGGCGCGGGCGCGGTGCGCGCTGCCGGCCAGAAGCGCACGACCTGGGTAGCGAGTGCGATAATTCATGGCACCGGCGGGCTACGCGCCGCGCCTGGGGCCGCGCGCCAAGCCCACGCTGTCATCGCAGGGGCCGGCGGCATACGGGCGTCCAGCCGCCTCCTGGCGCGCGTGCGGGCCTGGATCGCCGGGGCCGGTCACGTGCAAGGGGTCGCTATCAAGGCGCCGTGGCATGTCGCGGCGCGCATCGTTGGTGCCGGCGGCGTGCGGCCATCCGGCAGATGGGTGACCTCCGGCGGCGCCAGGATCAATGGTCGGGCGGCGCTCAGGGCGCATCCGGGCGTCGCGCTGCCGGCGGCGGCCAGGATCGCCGGGGCCGGTCGGGTGCGGCTGCAGGCCCATAGCGAGCTGCACGCGCGCACGCGGCTGGCCGGCCAGGGTGGTGTCATAGCGGACGGCGATCAGCAGTTCATCCACCACGCCGTGGCGCGCATCGCCGGCCAGGGAGGGATCGCGCCTGATCCGTTCATACCGCGTGACCGCGTGGCTCTGTATGGCGTGCATCTACCTGCCACCAAGCGGAGCGTGGCCGCATGACCTATTCATATGCACCGGCAGCCTGCTGCAGCACGCCCAACTACGCGCCGGTGCCAATCCCGCCGCTGCGCGCGGGCGAGATCGATGGGCGCTATATCGACGTCTCCTCCGACCTCGGCAGCGTGGGCGACAAGGTCACCGACATTGCCACC